GTGAATGGATTAGTGAATGGATTAGGATTTGATGTACCACCTAACGCTGTAAATACTTTATCTGCAGATACTGGAGCACCACCTAAGACTTCACCATCTCTAACTTTTTGAATGTGAGTTAGTCCGAACCCTACACCTTTTTTCCCTGTATGCAGGTAAGGGAAAACATTAATAGCTACGTTCGCATACACTCCAGAATAAATTTCAGATTGATTTAGGATAGGTTGGACATTTTGATCTACAATTTGAGGTTGTCTATCTGCATTTGCACTTGCAGTAAAAACCCAACAACCTTTACATTCATCTCCGAAAGGTGTTCCATCTTGCTTCACACCATCACCATCATGAATAGGAGTAGCAACTACAGGAGGCATTACACCGTTCCATTTCTCATTTAATCCCTTTTGAGCTGCAGCTTGAATTGCTGCATCTAATCTTTGCTTACTATTTAAATCACTTTTCGGTAATAAGATTGTAGTGCTATATTTTGGTGGTAAATCTGAATTGTTTGAGAAAGGTTTGAATACGTTTACATAACTTAATCTCACGTTTTGTACTACTGCTGTTGTTTCATTTGTCATAATTTTATAATCTCCTTAATTTCTGTTTAATTTAATGGTTTAAAAATGCTTGTCGCATTTACAGTATTTGTTATTGAAGGTCGTTTATCATTTTCAAACACTAAAGTAGGCTTACCTTCACTGGTAACGACCATATCACCTACTAAATTGTTAAATTGTTCTTTTCCAAGGGCTTTTTCTAGTTTGGCCAAAGTCAACGGTACTTTATCAAAGATTATTGCTTCATCAATACCGCCATCAATTAGTTTCTTAAGGGCCTCATCTTGATTAGTCCAAGAGCGTGAAGTTCTTCCAGCTACTGCTTTTAGTCCCTTAACATCTTCACCAGTTAAGCATAGATTCAAGGCATAGGCTTTTAAATCGTTAACCCACTTTGCTATGTCTTCACCTCTTGAGATATATTCGAATAGCTTATCTCTAGGAATTTCATTAGGATTTAAGTGAATTTCCGATTCTAGAGATAAATTATTTTCCGCCCTGGCCGAACAAATATCCCGAGCCTTACAGAATTTACAAGCCTTAGCCGATGGAACTAATTCACCTTTACCACTTAAAGCCTTGCTTGATTGAACGTTGAAATAATCGCCCCACAATAACAATTCAGTAAGGTCAACTTCCCAACTTGAATAATTATTTAACCGTGGCTGTACAATATTCATTTCAATTTTTTTTATATCGTAGATTAAACTAAAAGCGTTGTAAGCTCCAAGTGCATATAAGATTAGTTGTTCATTTTTCTCAGCAGAGACTGGAACCCCCTTACCATATTTCAAGTCGATAATAGAAAGTGTAGTTCCGTGAATTAAAATACAGTCACAAGTCCCAAATCCACCAGGAACCCAACTAGAAAAATCTACTCTTTTTTCAATCTCTATATAAGGCTTAGATGGAAAGCTTAGGGCTTTTTCTTTTATAAAATCAACATAATTATCAGTGAATCCATCCATTTCAGCTTGATATAAATCATCTTCTTTTATCTTTTTAACTGCTGCATTAAGCTTTCTTTTACCAAAGCCTTTTGAATCTAAATAATGCTTTAATTTAAGTTCACTTAATTCATGTGCCAATGTTCCTTCTTTTGCATATACAGACTCAGTATCTGGAATACCTTCCTCCATTTGTACGCTACCAGGACAGGTGGCCCACCTACTGGCACCACTAGCACTAAGCTTTGCATGAGCCCTTTCTTTGTGATTAATTTCAGTCATTAGATAGCCGCTCCTAATTCCCTTAATCTTAGTGCAAAAGCTCCATATTGTTCAACAGGTAATGTTGTAAGGGCTAATGAGTTAAACTCTTGTAATAAGCCTTGTAAAAGTTGAATTTTACCTGCTTGAACTAAAGTACTTGATGCACGTTGTAAGTCTTCCAAAGTATAAGTTTTCTCTGCAACAGGTACTGCAGTTTGTACTGGTTGTTGGACTGGTACTGTTTGTACTGGTTGAGTTTGTACTGTTTGTACAGGTACTGTTTGTACTGGTTGTTGAGTTGGTAATTGAGTTTGTTGCACAGGAGAAACTTTAAAAGCCTCCACATTAACAGCTACATTCTCAACATCATTTCCATATTTAGCTATAATTTCATCTAATAAAAGGATATCGTCCTTATTCGTGATTAACACATTTGCATTTACTATCAATTTCATTTTTTAATCTCCTATTTTAAATCTTTTAATAATCTTCTACCTTCTTGAATATACTGAATTTTAATATTATGATCCGTACATTCTTGAATATTAACTATTACAACATCAACTAATTTCTTTAAATATCCTCTTCTTGAGAACTCCTCTGAAGAATGGTTATAATCTTTCAAAAATGCTATACTTTCCAAAGCGGTATATTTACCATCTTCAATTATGATTTCACCATTATTTTTTAATCTGTTTAAAGGCATTCTCATTTTGTCATAAGGAAAACCTAAATCGTTAACTAAATCATACTTATTGCATCCAGGATTAGTGTAAATATAATTCCTAATTGCTTGAGTTAAATTAACTCCAGTATTCTTCCTCATTCTTAAACTCCTCCAGTTCAAATACTTTGTTGTCTAAAATGTCAATTACTTCTCTTATCTTTCTACGTTCTAATGATTCAAAATTTGCATAATCTACACAGTCTGCAAGCTTGTTTGCAGTGAAGCGTAAATCTTTTATGATGTCGGAATACTTTTTATTTTCCATAGATTATTTCTCCTAACATATCTAATGCATCTTTAACCAAGTGATCAGGTACTTTTTTACCGTTAATGAGAATGTGTTCAATATCTTTTTCGTTTAAAAACTCTTTTTCTTGTTCATTTAATAAAAAATTAAGCTTATCAAACACAGCTATCTCTTCTTCTTTTTCGTTCAATAAATCATTACCTTTTTCATCCAGTAATTTAGCTTTATATTCCTTACCTATAATAGAGCTAAGTAAAAATGTTGATTCTTGTATTATCTTCTTAATATCCGTTGTTGGTTCATCGTGTTTTTTACACAATCTAAAATATCGTTTTCCAATATTCCCGTACCAAAAAGCTTGTTCATGAGTTAAATTAGCATCGTTTAGAACATCTTTTAATATGTGCCTTGTTTCAAGCTGTAAATTATCGACAACAACTTCTTTCCCATCGATAATTACTGGTATATTTTTAAGTTCAATTTTGTAATGTTTTGGATTAGGTTTATTAATATTTTCTAATGTCACTTGCTTTTTCCTCCTAAATATGTTATTTTTAAATTGTAAATTTTTGTAAGTAGTCGTTGTTTTAAACGGCTATTTTATTATGACTTCCTTTTCAAAATTAAATTCACCTCATTTATTTATCCTTAACAAAACTACCATCAATCATTTTCCCAGTACGATTTTTGATTTGATTATAAGCATAATCAACACATTCCACTAACTCTAAATCATACTTTTTAGCAACAACATCAAGTAAATTTATATAAGTTACTAGAATTTTAAACAGTTCTACATCTATTTTTTCTTCACTTATAAAAGTTTTATAAAATCTAGCATCTGTCGTTCTAAGTAATTCTGAAAAACAAATCCAGCTAGTTTCTAATTCATCTTTAGAATGCCATAAAACCGTAGATCTAAATGCATAGTATACAGTTTCTATCGGTTTCAATAATTTAAATGCGACTACTAAAGTAACGTAAATATCACCAATAGCATCTTTTATTTCTACTATCGCATCTTTATTGCCTAACTCATATTTAGTAATTGCTTGTGTTAATTCTGCATTTTCTTCTCTTGACTTCTCAAGTTGCATAGCTAAAAAATCACTTCTATTTAAGCCTCTTATTTCTGCCCAATCATTAATTTTATATATATAATCATAATGGTTTAAATTTCCCATCCTATACTCCTTTCAATTTATTCAAATCAATATCTAATGCATTTGCTAATCTAACCACATAATCAAATTTTAATGTAGTACTTATTCTATATCTGAAATTATAAATGCACGTTTTTGGCACACCTCTGATTTCAGATAGTTCAGTTGGTTTGATTTTTAACTGTTCGATTTTTTCAATTAGCAATTCTCTAAACTTCATACTGTATATGTTATTGTTATTTCTACTGATTTTATATCTAGTCATTGCTTTCACCATCTTCAAATGCATACTTACCACGTTCATCTAAAATGTAGAATGGTAATAAAGTAGCTCCTAACAGAAATGCCAGTATTGTTTGCCACTCAATATTACTTAATGCAAGTGTGCACATTGCAACAACGATGCAAGTCCAGTAGTAAGTGTTGAATTTTCTTCTTCTTAATTTATTCATTTTTTAAGCTCCTTTCTTTAATCGTTTTTCACGTTTTTTTATTGACCTTTTATTGTTAATATAATTGTAAATTCTAACTTTGTTAAAAGTCTCATTAGTTTCAAGAGTACCTTGAATATATAAGTAAGAATCCTCTAAAGCCTCAATTTCATTCAACCACTCGTTAAAACATCTTGGAGAACCATCCATTTTTAAGATTTTTCTTAGTTCAGTTCTTTCAACCCAGTTATCTGGATTTTCTAATTTATCTTTCCACGCATCATACATTTAATCACCTACTTTTAATTTATTTAAATCTATATCTAATACTTTAGCTATCTTAACAGCGTTATCTAGTGTAGGACTAGCTGTGTTGCCATTAAACATCGAATATAGTGTTTGTTCAAAAATTCCTGTTTCTTTCGATAATCTGTAAATTGTCATTCCTTTATTTTCTAGTTGTTCTTTTACCGTTTTATAAAATGCTTTCATATATCTTTGACCTTTCTTCACCTAAGTGTTATAATATATTTGAGTATTTCCTGGAAATCTAAACCTTCTACTTCTTATTTTTCTTGGGAATATATTCTAAAATAACGGAGGTGAATTATATGGATAATATTTTTAAAACTATTCAATTCTGGCTATCTTTTCTGTTCTACGTAATTCTAATGCCTTATGGTTTTTTAAGATTTTTAACTAGATACGTAGAATATCTTGTGAAAACAGATAAAAATGTTGCTTTTGTTACAATATTTAAAAGTTTTAACTCACATACACTAACATCATTTTTAATGTGTTTATTCTTGAGTTCATTATTGTGTATTGTTCCTCTATTATTTTTTAGATACCACAAAGATAAAATTTCACAATATGATACGATACATTATTTCTTAATAAGATTGTTTATAATAACTTTCATAGTACTGTTTAGTTCATTAGGTTTAAATGAAGTACAATTTTCATTTTTTAGTGCGTTTGTTGGCTTTTTTGCTCTTATTACCCAACAAATATTTAAAAAACGATAAATTATCTGTAATATAAAATATATAAAACAATAAACCTAAGTAACATAACTCAAAAATAATATATGCTATAAATTCATTAATCGTTATCATCCTTTTTTTCCTTGAGAGTACTAATAATTTCTGAAAGAATAGTGGTTATTAATGTATGTAATATCAAAATATATCCAACTATTGTTATTGCATCCATTAATCCACTTTTTATAAGTCCGAAATATTCGGTTAGCATTCTCACTCCTCCTTTCTCCTCTCTTGAAATAAGGGAGGGTTTGTTTGATTTCGATTGAATTCACAATACGTGAACTTAACTTCTAAAAAAAATATCACTAACTTTCTTATTAAAAAAAGTCGCAATTTTAATTTTTGTTTCATCTCTAGGAATACGTTCCTCTAGCTCGTACTGACTGACAGCACTTGTTGAAACACCTAATTCTTCTGCTAATTGACTTTGATTAAGTTCTTTAGCTTGCCTTAATTGTTTGATTCTTTTTCCGAATCCCTCCATTTTTTCACCTCCTAACTTCACGTTTCGTGTTGTTTATTATATATTACCATCTATTTTTTTATTTGTCAACACATTTTGTGAATTTTTTAAACTAGAAGTTGATTTTTTTCACAAAACGTGATATTATAAATTTAAGAAAAGAGGTGTTCTTATGAATTTCAGAACTAGATTAAAACAATTAAGAAATGAAAAAAAGATAAATCAACGTGAATTAGCTAATTTTTTAAAAGTTGCACCTTCTACTATATCAATGTATGAAAGTGGACAAAGAGAACCTAATTTTGAAGTTCTTGAATCTCTAGCTGACTTCTTTAACGTAGATTTAAACTACTTATTAGGAAAATCAGATAAAACTACCAAATTAATGATAGAAGACTCACAACCACCCCAAGGACTACAAATCCCAGTCTTAGGAACAGTTGCAGCAGGAATACCTATATCTGCTGTTGAGGATATACTGGACTACGAGGAAGTGCCACAATCGTGGGAAAGTCAAGGTGAATTCTTCGGACTTAGAATTAAAGGGGATAGTATGGAGCCTCGTATGGAAAGCGGAGATGTTGTAATAGTACGTCAACAATCAGATGCTAATAGCGGAGATACTGTTATTGTTCTAGTGAACGGAGACGATGCAACCTGTAAAAGACTTCAGAAGACTGACAATGGAATAATGTTAGTATCTACTAACCCTAAGTATCCACCTATGTTTTATTCCGATGAAGATATTCGTACTAAACCAGTTGTGATACTAGGAAAAGTGGTTGAGTTAAGACAAAAATATTAAGATAGCTATTTTTAGCTATCCATTATGGTTAAAATAACCGCCGAAAATACAAATTAAAAGGAGTTTATAAGAATGAAAAAATCAAGAATATTATTAAGCGCACTTCTTTCTAGTGCTGTTGTTCTTGCTGGATGCTCTTCATCTACTGATAAGAGTTCATCTTCTAACAAGACAGAGAAAAAAGAAGAAAAGAAAAACAGCAATGAAGCTAAATTAGGTACACCTATCGCATTTGATAAAGAAGTGGAAATAACAGTAAAAACTGCTGCATGGACTGATGAAAGAAATCAATTCGCAGATAAACCAGCTAAAAAAGTATTATTAGTAACATACGATGTTAAAAACCTTTCTGACAAGGATTACCCGGTAGGGACTGATATTAAACTATATGTTAACGGTAAAAAAGCAGAATCATACCCTGTTCAAGTTAAATTAGATAGTATTTCTCCTAATAGAGTATCAGAAAATGTAACACAAGCATTCGCTGTAAACGAAGATGGATCACTTGAATTAGAAGTACAACCTACCTTCTCATTCAAAGATAAAAAAATCATTAAACTTGATTTGAAATAAAATAAAAAAAACTCCCCCGTCC